TCATGACTTCCGCCAGAATTGCTTTCCAATCGTAAGAAACCATAAAACAATTACACCTCCTGTTATAGCTGCCTTAACCATTTGCCAATCCCAATCTAACACGCACACTGCGCATATCCATGGGAGTGCGCTCAGTAATTTCTTCATGACATTTGCTCCTTTCTATGATAGAATGGGAGCAGGTGGGGCTTACGCCCCAACCCGCCAGCCTTGTTAACGTCTCTTCCTTTGCCGGTGAGGACGTTTACGAGGCCTTTTCTTTTTCCGATTGCTGTACCAGAAGAAGAAAATCTGAAGCAGGGTACTTATTGCCCACTCCCAATCCTCTTTGCTCAACGGATTTCCCTCCTTTCCTCTTGATGGTTATATTATAGCACATTCGATTGAACCAGTCAATCGTTTTCGATTTATTCGTAATAAAAAAATAGCCCCGTAGAGCCAGAAAAGAACTGACTTTACGGGGTTTCTTTTTATGATTTTTGTGTGGACTTTTGAAGCGCCAGACGAATGCCGTAAAGCGCCCCTTTGATGAGGAGTGGCAAGACAACCTGGTCCCGCACTTTGTTCCAACCTTTTTCTTCAGTAGCCTGGAGCTGGATTTTCGCAACAAAAGTGTCGGCGACATCTTCTAATGCCGGCAGTCCGCTATCTAACATATTTTTCGTTAAGTCCTCCTTGACCTGTTCGGTCACATCATCCAGCTGCAGAGCATCCACAACCGCATCTCTGATTTCAACCCATTTACTCATTGTTTTTCCTCCTTCCATTTAGACCTATACCAGTTGGCTTTGCCGCGCAGAATGTCGCCACCACGGCTGCCGTCGGTCGCCCAAGGATTAAAGGCCGGACTTTCATCTGTCCCCAGGTACTCCAGGTCCCACCGCTCACAGGTGGTGCGGGGTCCGTATGCCTCATGTGGGCTGAGCTCATCCTCATTATCTGCGGCCTCCCCATGGGTCATGACGTGCGCCTTGTCGATGGTGAGCCAGAGGCCGTCCGCAATGGCTGCAATGGTCTGTGCCATGGCCTCAATCTGGGCTGCCGTCGGTGGGTACTGCCCAAGATTATTACTGTTCGCTCCGTAGGCACAATCAAGTGCAATTCCGATAGCACCGCTATTCCGCCGCCAGGTGTGAGGCAGGGTTTCCGTCAGGTCATCCATAAGGACGATTTTCCCCTCACCTGTGATGCAGATGTGGTATTCCGGAAAATCTGTCTCATATTTTCCGGCTGTCCAATGGAGGTAAATTTTGGGGTCTCGCCCCATTTCCCTTGCTTGCGTAAAAAGTTCATTCCTTGCCGCATCTGCAAGTGTTTTCAACTCTTCAATGGTCGTTAATCTTCCCATTATTATTCCCTCCTTTAATCGTACCGCCAATATACCCAAGCAATCCTGATCCAATGCTCATTGCTAGGTTATCCATGTCATTAAGGATAGCAAGGACCAGAGATACTGACAGGGCGACAATTACTAAGATATTTTCAATATCAATCTTCTCGAACTCGAACAACGCTATCACTCCCCAGGTTTAGAATGAGGCAGTTTTAGCAGTTCTTTGTACGCTGCCGTAACAAGCCCATTCCCGCCGAGCCCGTGATAAGCCTGGTACATGGCGGTCAGTACATCGGCTTTATGCTGAGGAATCCACCCTGCTGCGCGGTAGAAATCACTAGCATCAATTAGTCTTTCTCGCAATAAAGAGTTAACGCCCAATACGAGGGCCTGGTGTTTAGCTTCTTGCTCTTCTTCTTTGACCTTATCGAGCTCTGCCCTCTCCTTCAGCTTCCACAAGATCACTCCCGACAGTAAAGATGGTGCCACTGCAACCACAATGGAGGTCAATTCCATAAGCATCACTCTTCTTTCTTATCCTCTTCAGGTTTTTCTTCTTTTCTTTTATAAGCGATGCAGTCTTGATTATTACAATTTCCATCTTTGTCCAGGACCGCACCACAATATTGACAACGCTTTTTTAGCTTAAAAAATGCCATATCATTTCACCTCCTCGACCGCGGCTTTATATGCCGCAGAAAAATCCTTAAATTCTGCTTGGATGCTGGCGACCGCATCCGTATTTCCTGCGAGCGTAGCTGATTGGAGGGAGCCGAGCAGTTCTTTTTTCCCGCTTTCATATTCAGCCTTCAACGCCGCCTTTTCCACGGCAGCCTTTTCTTCATCGGTTGGTTCTGGAGGGACGTAAGGCACAAAGGAGCCATCTTCTTTTCGGCAATATTCCTGCCTTTCAGGGTTGTTGCCCAAGAGATTCGAGTAATCGTCGGCGTCAACAAAAATATAGCCGGCTTCGAGCAAGTCTTTAACCTTGACTGTCCCGTCAGTTACGGAGCCGTCCGGGTTGACATTGTAATGCACGCCGTCCGCATATGTTGTGCCACGGCGTCCATCCGCATTAAACTTTATTAAGTAATCTTTCATTTTTTACCCTCCTTGAAAAGATTGATTGAATTGAGGAAACCAAATGGATATGGCAGTGTAAAAAAGATGTCAGGGCGGCGGAGAAGGCCGTTTGTCTATGTAGTGTCTCAGGACGGTCGTCAGAAATCTATCGCCTACTTTGCGACCCAACTTGAAGCCGAAATATTTGCAGCAGACTATGTTAAGGAACATAAGGGCACCTCCTTAGTTGATCACAAAATGACCCTGGCAGAACTTTACCAGCGATGGCTCCCTAGGCATATAACTGATACGGCACCATCTAAAAGTGCGATTTGTGGATATGCGAATGCTTATCGACACCTAGAGTCTCTCCATCTGCGTTCATATACAGATTTGAAATATACTGATTACCAGAGAATCATTGATAAAATGAGAAAAGCAGGGCTGTCATATAGCTCTGCCAAAAAGGTTAGGAGTCTTATCTCACTCCTTGAATCATTTGCAGATAAATTAGAGCTAGGCGGTCGAAGATACGCGCAACTCTTGAGCCTGGGGAGAAATATCCCCGTCCAACCACACCGCCCTTTTACTCGTCAAAAAATCAATCGTTTATGGAATATTGTTGACGTTCCAGGTGTTGACACAATCCTCATCTTGCTTTACACCGGCATGCGTGTGGGCGAACTGCTGCAGCTACAGAAATCTGATATCAGCTTGCGGCAACAGACCATCAAAATCACTCGCTCTAAAACTGCCGCCGGCATCCGCACTATTCCGATTCACCATCGCATTCGGCCCCTAATCGAAGCAAGGATGATGATGCCAGGAAAGACTTTGATTGCTGATAAAAATGGGTGCGGGTACTCATATAGCCGATATTGCACTCTTTGGACCCGCATCATGCACTCCATCCGCGGCGACGGGCATACAACGCATGATTGCCGCCATACAGTCGCGACACTACTGAACAATGAAGGAGCCAACGAAACAGCGAAGCGGAGGCTTCTCGGTCATTCTGGCGGAGACGTCACAGAGCGCGTCTACACCCACAAAGGACTTCGGCAACTTCGGCGCTGCATCGAACTCCTAAAGTGACTCCAACGTGCTGCTAACGAAACTGTGCAAAGCGGCCTTGACACTACTGTTGAAGCGGATTCATGGGTGATACTATCTTGCCTTCAGAAAATGACGCTAATGTAAAAGGTTTTTGATGTTTTCTTTTTATAGAATCATGACAATAGCGCTTGTGGGGCGATATTGGAAGGCCAACATTGCGCAAAATTGAAGCGTATACAGTGGGGAATTGCGCGCGGGGACGGGAAAAATAGTGTTATCAACACGTTCCCGATTTCATTCCAAGAGGAGATGTGCTTTGGTATAGGCGTAGGGACTTTTGAGCAGCCTTATGATGTTTTTGCAAGGCTAAATCTCCATAATGGCTCGCTTTCAAGCTTCACCCTTGATCACAACGATAATGGCAACGTTAGTCTTGTACTAAATTTTAAATGGATTGCCATCGGGCACTAATACCCAATCGTCGCCCAAAAAAAGCTTGGATTTTCACGCTCTTTATTGGCTACGAAAAAGCTGGCATTAGTTAAGCTGCCAACCGACAGACCGACGACGCTGGACGGCGTATAGCCGTTAAAATGCGCAAGAAAAATCTTATAAGAGGCATTGCTGTAGGCGATATGGAGCTGGACTGTAGTCTTTACTCCGTCAGTGATAGACGAAATTCCCCACTGTCTAATAACAAACTACTATGTAGCTGAAGGCCCCGAGACATAAAGAACCAGATGGAGCACGTCCGTATACCATTAATTGCCTATCATTGAAAGAATAAAAAACCGGACTCGTCCCACGGTCAGAGACTAACCCGATTAGCACAGATGCCAATATAGGCAAGGTAACTTTTTGGGTTCCGTCTGTTTTCGTTTCCCCGATTCCCCACTGTCTAGTGCCCTATAGCGACCCATTGGGAATCGCAAGAAATGTCTTTATTTTCGCCGACATCTAGAGTGAAACCATCGAGGGAATTGTATTCTCTGAATTTAGTCTCCATAAAAGTTGTTCCTTGATGAGTCAAAATGATTCTGCGAAAAAATTTATACTGGATAGGAAATTTAACCCATCCATGAATACCTACTCCCCACTGTTTAAACAGCTGTCCCAATACTGAGCCAGGTCATCACAGACAGAGCTCTAGTGCCCGTTATCGTAAAGCTGGTTGACGATAACGATTTCCAGACCACCGAAGCTACGAAATCGTTTTGTAACGTGGAATTCTCTCCTACAATGATGTCTACGGGAATGACTATAAAGGCCTTGGTTTGGATATTGAATTTAATTAAAGCTGATGCGCTACTGCATGTTACCATTCCCCACTGTCTAAGATGAACAAATTGCTACCCAAAGAGCATTTAAAACTCCGGTTGAATCGGGAATCAAATCCATGGATACTGTTATCTGACCATACTCTAATTTTGTTATATGGATGACCACATTATCATCCATCCTATCCGATATGGCCGTTGCAAAGAGTGGGTTTGCTGATATGACAAGCGGTATTTTTGTATTTGTTCCGGTTGTTGAGGCTTTGACTGAATAAATTTTTCCCCACTGTCTATTGACATATAGCTACGAAACATCCGTATAGAACAACATTATTACGAATAGACGACGCAGAAACAGTTAATCTATCCGGTGATAAATTTGAGCACCTGGCGAATTCATCGGCAACATCTCCGGCATCAGAAGTCACGTTAGCTGTCGCAAATAAGCACGCGTTACTACGTATAGGTAAAGGTATTATTTGATAGTTTTCATAAGCTATTACGCCTTCATATATCAACTTAGAAGTAAGTTGAATCTTAAAACGTCCCCACTGTCTAGCAACCGATGGCAAACCATTCTGTGCTTTCCCCACGCCTAATTACCTGACCGCCTTGGAGCACCCATCTAGATTCCATTGTAAACTGAGCACTTGTCGCCCTTATGCAGTCCGCTCCGGCAATGGCAACCCCATCGGTCCACCCTACTGCGGCATGCTCAGCAGCATTAATGATAAAAGGCGGACTCGTAAAATTAATCGGGAAAAAGACGGTTCCTGATCCTAATTCAGAATCATATCTTCCCCACTGTTCAGCAACCAAGGATCAATCCCACCCAGGTGCCAATATTAGAGTTGTCTGATTCCACAACGAGCCTGGACCCACTGCTTTTATCGTAGCGCGGGTGAATTTGGTAAAAGCTGCTTTCACCAAAGGCGGAATCCAATACGTACGCATGCAAAAAAACTGTCATTGAAATTGGGAGTGTGCATTCATTCCCATCTGCTTTTATCCACTGTATAATTAGGTTCGCTCTGTTTGGGCCGCCACAATAATACCCATTTTGATCCATCAGCCCGCTCTCGCCGGTGAGGGGATTTTTCCATTTTTTGCCGTTCCACTGGACGGCACTCCCTCTTGCCATTTGGTCAATAAAATTTTTGACGTCTTTTAGATTGATGCTTGGGGCGTCTTTCCAGTCAGATACCCCCGCCGCAGTTTTGTAGCGATTGGCCAAATAGTTGAGCAAATTTCGTACTGTGTCGGTGTTGCCCGTAGGTCCCATCAATGCGTTGATGGTCGCAGCCATTGCAGCATGCGCTGCTTGACTCTGATTGTGCTCCATCAATGCCTTACCACTAGATTCATCTAATTCTTTAGCCTTCGCATCGATGGCATCCATATTCGCATTTATATCAGCGATGTCCGCGGCATCATTGTAATCAGGCCTAATCAGTTTTAAATACTCTGTTCTTGTTGCCATTGTTTCCCTCCTATTATCTATCTAGGTCTTTAATCAAAGAATCTTTCCAAGTTCTCGACTGCATATATGCCCAGTCATGGTGCATAGCATAGTTTTCTGACCATTCGATAGCGTGTTCTTCATTCCAAGTCTTCGCCTTGAGATTCCGCCAAAACAGCGGATAGTAATAATTCCGCCAGACGTTGTAGTCATAGCGGAATTTATAATCAATATGAGCTGGTTTTATTTGGTCGACAGCTGCAACAAGGTCGCCAGTATAAGGCGCCGGCTCCAAATAATGCCGAAATGCATATATAATCGTCGCATCTCCATCATATTCGGCTTTGCAGTCTCCTTTGTAGATTCCATCGCAAATCTGCTGGATAACCGTCATCGACGCAAATCGCTTCGCTAACCAGGCAGTCTGGATATTCACCCGCCTGGCATCCAATGTTGTGTCTTTGCCAGGACTAAGCCCAATGTCTTTTTCCAGAACGCTGCAGCCATGCTCATCTAGGCGGTCAAAAAACATATTGTTGTAGTCCTGTTCTAATTTTTCGTTCGCGTTTTCCATATCTGCATCAACGGCGGCATAAAGTGCCTTAACCCATGGGTCCTGCCGATACCACCGATGCAGCGCACGCAGCATGACATCATCAAGCATAGGTAACATCCCCTAACACTGCAACTGATTCTTTCGGGATGACGAGATTCTTCGTTCCTCCATTGACGCGCAGCTCGCTGTAATCGAGCACGCCCGTTGTTCCGATAATTGCAGTACCAATCCTGGCGTAGCTTATATAGTCCGTTTCAGCCTCTGTCGCGGCAAATGCCTGGGATTTGATGTAGTGTTCAATCGCAGCCGTAATATTTTGCTTGACGGCCTCGAGGTCTTCAGACACAGACACAGACACAGACACAGACACAGACACAATATCGGCCGCCTTAACTGTGCAGACCGCCCCGACGGGTGCTTGCCCATCGCCGCGCCCAGTTTTTCCAGGATCGATATAATCCTGCACTGCTTTCACGAGATTCTCCGATGCCGGCTCATTGTCGTTCCCGATGATTACGACCTTAACAGTATTCTTCCCAGCCCAGTGCGGGAAGACGCGGGCATTGCCGACGCCGTCCACGGCCTTCGCCCAAGCTAGATAGTGATATTTGTTGCCACACGTTGCAGGAATCTGCAATTTTTCGTAGTAGCGTCTGCGGAATTCATTATCAGTCTCGACGGCATATCCACCTTCAGCTGGTGCCGGATTGGTCACAGAGCCAATGCCGTTGATGGTCACAGGAATCTGGGTGATGGTATCCGCAGCCACATTCCCGCTGGTTCCTGCGACAACAGCCTGGACATTGAAGGTATCACCCTGGGAAACAGTCTTTGTCTCCGTAGATTCAAACTGAATGCGGTCAACGGTTTCAAACAGGTCCCCGGCTACAATCCGGCCACTGCCGGAAACAATCTTCATGACAGCTTTCGCTTTCACGGCACTGTTCCGGGTCAGCCCCACGCGCTGGGCACACCATGCATCCAGCTCAGAGCCTTCCAGGTTGTCCACGTTCTGCTTTTCTTCTACCAGGAAGGCTTTCTTCCACAGCTGATACTGCCCAAAAGCTACGCCGCGGGTAATGTCATAAGTGGGGAAGCCTTCTGTTTTCTGGTAGTCATCTGGGACCCCCTGAAGGATTGTATTGTGAATTTGGTTAATCGTATACATTTTCTGAAATCACCACCTCTGCACCATCATTCATGACTGCTGTGAATCTGAATACTCCGGATTCTCCAGAGAATGTCCAGTCTTTTGTTGCTTTGACGACTGGACAGGTTTTTAAAAGATCATCAGAAATCTGCTGCTTAATCGTGGCGATTGCCACGGATCTTGGGAGCCTGTAGCCCACGAGACCGTTTGTATCGACCCCAAAATATTTGTCGTAGATAGCATATTTATTCTTAACAGTATTGATGAACAGACGTATATGCTGCTGAATGCTCTCCGTCAGCGTACACTCTCGGTTAAATCCCGAAACGAAGACAAACCGCTTCTTTCTCCAGTCAAAATAGGGGCTTCGCCCTAAAGTCGTTGCTCCTGTCGTCGTGCTGCCGTTTGCGTCAACGGTGGACGCTGCAGCCGCCAAATCATTTAAATCAATGTCGGATGGAAACATTGCTCCACCTCCTTACACGATAATGTCAACGATGAAGAACCGTTGATTGTCTGCTGTTGGTGCCACCATCACACGATTCCCTGGCTTCCAGTCATCAATGGGATGCAACGTGACATGCCCGCTCGCCGAGTTGGATGTTGAGTAGCTGCTGCCACCGTGAGAAAATCCCCCGGAGCATGCGCCCGTCGTCAAATTCCCATTTTGAGATTCCTTGTCAATCGTAAAGTTGCTTGAGCGTTGCAGGATATGCCGACAGATGTATCCATTGCGCTTGTCAATGATGTAAGCCCCATCCTGGATTGATACCTTCCAGTCATCTCCTGTCTGAAGGATGAGTCCGATGCAAGTAGAAATAGGCTTCGGATTGTCCCGTACCCTAAATTGATTCGCGATATCTTGAGCCCATGTATCAGGCATTCTGCACCACTCCTTCTGCGTTGTCCTTTGTTGACTGAATTTCAAGTGTCATAAAGTGATTGAGATTGTCGTATGTGTGAGCGGCGGAAAGGACCAGGAAGTCCCCAACTAACCCAAGCTCATTATTCTTGAAAGTTAAGACGCGACCAGACCGAACTTCATCAGATCCGAAAAGCTTCAATCGTTTGCTGATTTTCTTTCTGCAGAGCTCCTTCAGCTTTTGGTTCGCAATCTTCTGGGCATCCGGTTTTTCCTTGTCCGTTACGGTTTCGTAATGAACGACTTCGCCATAGACCTTCGCCGCATCCTTATTTTCAGCAGTTGCGATAACAGCAGCATCTTTTTCTCTGCCAGACGTAACAACTACTTTCGTCACAATGTCTTTGACGCTGCTTTCTGCAGTGTAGTCTCCGATTACGTCCGTAACGTCAAATGGCATTTCGTTCGGTGCTATCCTATAGGTTGCTTTTACCTTCAGGTCATTCCGTTTAATGATATAGAGCTTGTCCAGTCGAACCTCCATCCGATATTCAACACCTGTAGCCGCCGTTTCCTGGGCAATGATATCCTTCAATGCCTTTGCTATGTCGTCTCCGTTGTAGACCTTGTTGATGATGGTATTCATCTGTGCAACTTCCCCCAAAGGGATACTCTTCTTGTTACAAATCTTCTTGATGCCATCCGTCGCCGTGCAGTCTACTAGCTGCACAAAGACTTGGTCCTTATTGAGGAACCAGGCATAGTCATAGGCCTTATACTTGTACGTTGATAACCCGTCTCTTGATTCTTCTTCAATGATTCCGGTGTAGACAGTTTTGCCATTATTTTCAAAGCAGACCTTGCCTCCAAACTCTAAGCGATTTCCCTTGTAGTTAGCATCCAGGGGATTATCAATAAGGTCAAAGGTCAGCTCTTCTCCGAGTTGGTCAATCTGATCACTGCGAGCGATATTGCTACAGTAGGGTGTCATGTCCCTTGTTGTCCCGTCATATGAATAGGTCAGCCTAAAGTTGTTCATTCAATCACTCCTTCAGCCGCTTGGTCCGCAGTGATATCGACCGGAGGCTTCTTGTATTCTCTAAAGTCTATCTGGAACTTGATATCGTTGTTTCTTTCCTGATGGTAAACGAAACTGTCAACAGTGCAGGGCAAATCAAGCTTCACAGCCCCAAGTGTTTCAACGAACATCAGTCTGAAGACTTCCCCCATGCGCCGATGCTGCTCAATCCAGTTGATATACTCCCATCCATTCTTGTATGTTGCGCTGGATCGAATAAAAGGATAATTTTTATGAACTGGCAAGATGCTGGAAAAAGAAATGGTCCTGAGCTTTGGAGGACCGATGACGTTAATATCGCCAGTAACCGATGCGAATGTATCGTTTCCTTGAGGGCTCGTTAGGTCTGGCAAATCTCCAGGCACAATCGGGAAAACGATGCTGTCTGCCGAGTTGTCGACCTTCAAAACGATGTTGATTCTGGACCGCAGGGTAGAGGTGAGATCACTGTAAGCGGATCCTGTGTACTGTCTTAAAATATCCATCAAGATACTCATTTCCTCACCTCCTAGCTATTTCTCAGCGCATCGCGGACCTTTTTCGCGATATACTCGCCCGTCTGCCTCATATATTCTCTATTTCCGATGACGTTGCCCTGGACTGTGAGATTGACCGTGACTCTCCCTCCGCCCCCGCCATTATTGACGAGCTGCAGAAGTTCTTGATGCGGCATGATTTGGCTGCCAGATGGCAGCGTGATAAGTTCGCCGCCGTTTTCGTTGACGTAGGTCGGCCCGCCTCTGAAGAACGACGTGCCGAGCGCATTGTGGTCTGGGCTTTCCCCAGCTCCTCCACCGCCAATAGATGGCAGCTTTATGGAACTGATTTTAGAGGCAATCCTATCGATCATGCCCAAGATGAAATCAAGCGGTGCCATGGCAATATCTTTTAGCCCTGTGAATATCCCAGAAAAGATTTCGACGACATTGTTCCACGCGCCTTCCCAATTGCCTGTAAAGACATTCACAATGAACTCAATGATACTCGCTATCACGTCGATTATGTCCCCTAAGATAGTCCCGATAACGTCCACTGCAGCCCCAACAACGGAAGTGATTAAGCCCCATTGAGCCTCCATAACTGGAGCTAGAACACTTGCCATGATTTCAGCCAAGGTAAAGAGACGAGTTCCTAACCTATTGACAGCATTCCGAAACGGTTCAGACTGCGTATAAAGCGTGTAGAACGCCACAGCTAGAACGCCGATGGCAGCCGCTACTAACCCAATCGGATTGAGCATGGCTGCGAACTGCACGATTCCGCCGGCTAATTTGATGCCGCTGAACAACTTCTGCAGCATTGCGACTTTTCCGATGATACCTGTAATAATATTAAAGGCGGCAAAGCCTGTCGCGATTCCTGCAATAATTGGTCCAACATTTTTGACCAGTTCCATAAAATCTTGGAAATGCGTCGCTAGAAATTCAATGCTGCTTGCAATGTTTTCCACAATGCCAGGCAATTGAGCAGCAAGATTGGTTGCAAACTGCCGGATTGTAGGGAGCATTTCTTCAAACTTTGCTGTCAGTGAATCAAGCACCGGCTCCAGTGCTTTCCCTATTGGCGTGGTTAGTACGGCGAAGGCATTCATGAGCTTCGTCCGCATCTTGACGAGCTTCTTCCCCACCTCTTCCTGCATGTCACCATAGTCATTCATGATGGCTGCAGCCTGCCCTGCATCGGTCTTTCTCATGGCTTCGTTGACACCGCCAACGTTTTGAGCCAGTACTTCGGCAATCATGGCAGCTCGTTCGTCGGCCGTACCGGTCTTGATGATCTGTTTCTGATAATCGTCAAGCGAAATGCCGACGCGCTGCAATGCGCCAACGTTACCCATCATTACCTTGCCGATCATATTTGCGACGTTCACAGCGTCTTCCTGCGTCGCGTTTAAGCCCTTTTGATTGACAAGCAGGTCTAACATGCCGCCCGACACTTTTTTAATCTGTTCCTCGGTCATCTGGAACGTCCCTAGTTGCGCCATACCAGCGATGGTAACCTCATCGCCTACGACACCGACTGTTTGAAGCTGTGAAGCATAATTTTGGAGCGACTTAGCAGCCCTTTCAGCAGCCCCAGCCCCTTGAGACTGGATGTCCTTGACGTTATTCAGAATGGTGACGAGCTTTGTTTCGGCGGCAATCTGGGCATTCGCCTTCTCAATGGATTCATCCGCAAAGGACTTAATGCCGGCAATGGCGAGCCCCGTCCCAATTGCTGCTAGCCCAGCCCCGAATTTCGCAACGGAGCCCGCCAGGGAAAGGAACTTCTGGTTCGCACCGCCAGCAAAAGAATTGACCATGTTGGTTGCATTCCGAATCTGCCTGGTCGTCTTTTTGGTTTCTCCTGTCACCCTTTTGAGGGGCTGAGAGAACTTATCGACGAGCGTCAAAAGGACATTGATTCCTCTAGCCATGTTTCCCTCCTTTCCCTGGAATATCATCCAGCAGCTTTTGTTGTTCCTCTGCCACCATCTCTGCATGCAGTTTATAAAACTCCCATTCCAGAGGAGTCAGCGATTCCAGTTCCCTAATGCTGTGACCGTGCTCGATGTAATATCGGATGGTGAGGAAGTCACGGTCACGCCGCATCAGTTTTTTAGGTCTTCCTCCGCTTCGGAGTTCATGTAGAACTTGTCCAAGATTGCTCGTCCAAAGTTAACGATGCCCTCTATATTGTCCCCGAAGACGAGCGGGACAACGTCATATGGTTCTACTGTCCCGGCCCGCAGTTTTTCATCATGCAGTAAGGGGACACTATCATAAATCAGTCGGACCAACGCTTCGTAATTTTCTTTAATTTCAAGATTGGCTACAGATACACTGGTCACCATGTCTAAGACCTTATCAATCGGCAGTTTTTGGACCATAAAGGTCATGCCGATTTCCGGCGCTTCAATTGGGAAAAAAGAATTTCTGTCGTTCTCGCTCTGCAGTTTCCTGCGGAGCAGTTCATCTAATGTTGCTTTCATTGTTTCCTCCGATTAATAAAGGCGGGCGCAACCCGCCTTCCATTAGTTAAAGTCGTTGATGGTATCGGTCGGGGCATAGCCGCCGGCACGGAAAGGAATGGATTCCTCACCGACCTTGGCGTTTTCGAAGGACGCCAGGTCGAATTCATCGAAAGTTACATTGTGAAGCTTTACGCGCTCCATGCCAGTCACGCTCGGGTCGGAGACCTGCGACACCAAATTGATATCAGGCATGTCCATCGACATAATTGCACCATTCAGTAGCTTCAGGACTGCGGAATCCACCTTATGCAGCACCATTGTGCCTTCAATGGATGCCCCAATATAACGACGCTGTTTGATAGGGTTCCCGTTTTCATCGATATCTTCGTATTCAAGTTTAATTTTGCACTCGAAGCTTTTAACGTTGGCCAAGAGCTTGTCGTTCATCCAGAGCCGACCGTTGGTGCCGCGGATAATCTTATTGGTTACACCTTTGTTCATTCTTTAGCCCCTCCTTATTCCATAGCAATGACAAATCTTAGGTCTTCGATAGCATCAAGGATTTTTACCGTCGCTGCCAAAAAGACCGTCGTTTTGAACGCCATGCTACGGACCTTATCTTCGGTCCAATCAACAGCTGCGCTCTTTCCAACAGACAGCCATGCATTACGCTGAGCCTCGACGTCGATATAAGCCTGGTTTCCTTTCGTTCCTGCTTCGTCGTTTCCGGTGTAATCCGGATCCATGATTTCCTCTTTCTCAAGTTCCTTGAAATAGGCATTGACGGCATCGATGAAGAGCTTCTGATTAGACAAATAGTTCTTATATTTGCCCTGGTATTTCGTTTTGAAGGTCGTCGAAATGTCTTCAATGACAAGATTCATGGATTCCACGATGATGATATGACTCATATCCTCCGTGTCGGTACTGGTAAAGGTCGTCAGACTATTGACTCCTTTTGCCACCTTGACTTCATCGTCGTCAACAACAAGAACGAAGTATCCTTTGTCGACCCACTCGTCATTGCTTGTTTCGTCGGTTGCAATATCAGCAACATCTACAAGATCTTCGAGTACGTAAGACGTGCAGGACCGATTCATCGGCAGATTGGCAAGTAGTGCGCAGAGACGTGGCAGATATTCGTTCATCGGCACGACAACATTAGACTTAACTCCTTTTGCATCTGTCTGAATCTCCGTAACCGTCGGGTTTTTAGTATTGATGACATACTTGGAATCGGCCGTCGTCGCATCAAATACAATGGCCACCGTATGCTTCATCTTGCCTTTCTTGGTTTCGTTGTAATCAACAACATAGCTGGCAAGGGTCTGTTGCTCGCCCGGGTCAGTCGTACAGACGTAATTGTACTTGCATTTGGCAAGAACCTTTAGAGCGTCCTTGAATTCTCCGGATTTCGGCAGACTAATTACGATTACCTTGTTCACCGCGACCAGGAAGCAGCGTTCAATGATTCGCAGGTTTTCTTCTGTATAATCTTTAGAATTCAAATCCATAGAAGAACGATACACTTTTTTTGTAATCGCATCACTACCGAGCGTATCATCACGAATGATGATGGCTGCAACGCCGCGTTCGGATCGCTTGATAGCGGAAACGGCAAGTTGCTTAAAAATAACCTCAATCGTAGGCAGTCCCATTCATTTCACTCCTTATCTAATTCTTCTTTGCTGTAAACTTCGTCTTTGTCATCCTCATTCTCAACCGACTCGGACGTGCGTCCTAAATCTGTAGATGGTTTGACATTGGGTGAAAACTCCAACTCCGTAATGAGTTCTGCATCGGGGAGTCTGTTGTCGTCCTGGACAAGCAGGACCGTAAACGCAATTTGCAGAGCCTTATCCCGCTTGCTGATTTCGGCATGCAAATCATCGTTAGCCTGGATGACAAAACTATAGAGTTCATCTTCTTCCTCGTCACTCAGTCGTGTCGTATCCTGCAACATCCTAATCAGCTCGTCACGCTTGTGAAGCAAGTCAATATAGCCGGTATATGTATTGGCCGCAAAGTAATAGAGCCGCATCTCAAGGGCATCGCGATAGTAAGTACCCACGCGACTCGTATCGACGTCTTCCAGGTCAATGAAAAAGCAAGGCCGCGTGAATCCTTCTCTGATATCTCTATTTGTAACTTCAACATTGGGATAAGTGACGTTTAGTAGCTTAGTTAACCTATTAATCACTTTTATCGGTGAGATCATAGGAATCCACCTTCTTCCAGAAGCTTGTCAACATAAGCGTCCGCCATGCCTTCAAATTCACTCTGAAAAGCCTTTTCAGCATTCGCCATGGTATGTCTTCCCTCAACCATGCGTTCAGTCTTTACCGCATGCTTTTCCCCTGGCAAGTGCCGCCAAAGAACATGCCCATGCTCATACAGATGCGCATGAGGAGCCTTGTTCACAACACGAACAGAGTATTCGTTGCTTCCATAAATATAGGGCCGCCCCCTGGACAGCCCTTTGACAAGATTCCCCGTTTTGGAATGCTTAATTTCCGAGCGATAAGCAGCCCTTGCAGATGCTCGCATCCGATTCCCTACACGCCCCATGAACGCCTTTGTCTGCCTAGGAAACTTGTCCTTAGCCAGTTCCAGGAAGTCGTCGCTCAGCTTAGTAAACTCCTTCAAATCAAAATGAATTTCCATCACTGAATCACTCCTTCCGTGAAGATTTCTAATCGTTCGTGGTTTGCATAAGGGTCCAGGATGTAGACAATGTCGAAACGCTGATCGCCGTACATGATAAACATATCTGTCGTGAGGTCAGAACGATATCGAATGACAAACTTGTGAGTTACACGCGTAAGAACTGTATCAGCAACGCGTCCTTGAAGCATGTTCCCCGTTTGAGGGATAATGGCCGCATATACGGCATCAACCAATTCAGCGGCTATATCATACTGCCCGAGCTCATTTTCCATCCCTTCCACCGTTCGAAAGATTTCAATTTGCCGATTGAGCATGCTGGCGAGGTTAGCGGTCTGCTTCCTGTACATAGTCAGGTCCTCCTTCCAGTCCAGTGTAAGAATGCTGGTCCAGGATTGAACGTACCGTCGGATTAACCTCTGCGCTCTGGACCGTAAACTGGCGAACATCATAGAGGTCGGCCACAAGCGCCATAACGGCAAGGGTTATGTCTTCATACTCATCTAGCTGAGCATCCGTAAGGCCTGTATAAGCTTTGACATAAGTTACGGCAGCGGCAAGCATCGGCTTTAGCATCACGGCGGCGCTGCCATCCGCCCGGACGTACTCCTGAAGGAATTCAGCTGTCAGTTCCGATACTTTCATACGTCATCAAGCCTCCTTCGCAGCGGATTTTTTTCTAGAAGGCTTCTTTGTGGGCTTCTCCTCAACAGGCTCTGGAGCAACAGGTTCCGGAGCAACAGGTTCCGGAGCAACAGGTTCCGTCTTTTCTTCTTCAGATACTGCGAAGCCGGCCCGAATTAAATCGTGACCGGTCTCTTCAGTAACGTTCCTTACTTCGCCAGGAACCATGGATATCGTTCCAGAAAAACTACATAATGCTTTGATTAACATAAGGACTCACCTCCTCATGCGTGCATCGTGAGCTTTGCGACCTTTTGTTCTTCAACGATTTTGCTGTCAAATTCGCCCCAGGCAATGACGCCGTAAACGTGCTCGTCAGCATATCTTTCCTTCAGGACCTGAACGCTGATTCCTTCAGCTATCTTGACATAGAGTCCGGAGTAGTCACCGTAATAGATAACAGTCTTACCGGCCGCCATTTCCGGCATAGCGTCGGATACATATACCGGTCTTCCGAGCAACATCCAACCAAATCCATTAGTAAGGTCGCGGTTCAACAGATATTCTCCGTCAGCATTCTTGAGTTTGCGAATGGCTTTAAAGGTTCCGTTGCTCATAATCCATGCAGCATCCTTCTGGAAGCGCTGCTTCACTGCAGCTTGAAGGTCAATGAGTTCGTCGACCGTAATAACGGACGTTGCAGCAGCAACAACACCCTGGCTGCAGGAGGCAAGGCCGGTCATTTTGCCGTCCGTGCCGGAAAGCAATTCTTTTTCTAGGAATTCTGCCATAGCTTCAGCAATCTTAGTGACGACGTAACCAGTCAAATCAAAGCTAACGTTGTTGATAAGAGAAACGGAGACCTTCGTAAGGGCGCCAACGAGATATCCCTTCAGCGTGATTCCCTTAAAGGACCCAGATTTAGACGTCAGAGTTGTAAACTCTTCAGCATAAGTCGCAATCGGACCAGTCGTATTGTCATAAGACGGGAAGACAAGATCTCCCTTGACATTGAACTTGGTGGCCAAGGCATAGATTGGGCAGATGTCTTTCAGGGTTTCGATAATTTTATTTGCAATGGTGTTAGGGATTACAGCGCCATTGTCAGTTTTTGTCATACCACCGCCATCTCTGAGTTCTTCGATATTTCCGCGAATATATGCGGCAAAAGATCGAGCTTCAATTTCTGCTGTAGATTTCTGTGCCGGAGTAGGATCCATCTTACTAAGGCCTTCATTTGCTCTTAACTTTTCAATTGTTGCATCGATGGAGCGGATTTCCTCAGTAATAGAATCAAATTCTTTGTTTTCATCTTCCGTCATGGCGCGGGTTTCTGCTTCTGCCGCCTTAACGATGGCATCCAGTTTGTCGACCAGGCTGTTGCGTTTTTCAATAAGTTCCTTAATAAACATTCGTTTTCCTCCTTATTTCTTTCCAAAAGATAAAACGATGACTTCCCGTTTTCTTTGCTCCAAAGCACTGAAGATATCATTAACGGAATCCGTTTTGTCATCTTCAACTCGGATTTCCTTCACGGCGGCATTTTCGTCACGAGTATTAATTGTCGTTGCGTAATAAGCCGGCGTCACGTCAAGGATAGAGACTTCGCCCAGACTAATATCGGTCAGTTCACGTACGCGCCCATTCTCAGAATCTTCCTTCCAGGTCTCTCCGTTCAGATTCGCATGAAAGGCAAAGGACCACCCAGACAACATTCCAGCACGACCTTCCTGCACGATTTCTGGATCGTTCACGATGGCCCTGGCGTAAAGCCCGATATTATCTTCCTTGAGCTCTAAAGTACCATTTGCCATACCTCCCAAAGGCCTCAAATGGTTAAACCAGAGCTCAATGTTTGGGTTAGAGGCAATCGCTTTAGCGAATGTCCCCGTTTTTACAATCTCCCTAAATGTTTCTCCATTGATGTCCTTCAGCGGTCTCGAAAGACGTTCAACGGCGTTGACATAGCCCTCAATGATTGCAGTATTATCACTGCGGATTTCCACCTTCATCCCCTTCACCTCCTTTCGTTGGCGGTTTAATTGGCGGCTCAGGAGCATCATTGATGTTAGCTTTGATGCCCGTATTCGGGGTGTAAATTTCTCCCGTTTCCGGCTTATACAGGACCGCATCAAGCCCAAGTTTGATGTAATCCATGCCAACCGGCAGCATGTTTTCCTTGACGCGAATATCGTCAACCGTTAGCCAGGAGTTTTTAAGACCAATTTCGTAGCACTGATACCGAGTCATCGTGTCCGCCTCAGTAATAGAACTGCTATCCAGGACAAAGAACAGCTTCCCTTTTTCTGATTCAAGGAGAAGGAATTTGTTCAGTGCGTTTTCGATTGCCCTGGCAACTGGCAGCACGGCCGTCCGAATCGCCTGTAGGTATACATCGGAAGACGGTTGATCCGAAAAAAGTCCTGTTGGCAGCCCAAAAAGCGAATAAACGGCGTTATTATTAGCAACTTTGTTGTCAAACAGCTGGTTCTCCATGGCTGTTGTTCCGATTTCTTGGAAATCTAGCCCATCGTTAAGGACAACGACCGGATTATCTCCGGAAAACAGCTTTTCCCAAGCTAGGCGAAGCGATCGCAGAATATTGTGGTCAAGATGCTTGCTAGACTTCAAGAATCCTCGTTTAGCGCCACTGCCAATGGTGTTGTGTTCGTATTTCAAGGCTTTGAACATCGTAGAAAAAAGCGATTGATTCTCTTCCAGGATGCCGTGACCTTCCATCCCGTCAGTGCTGTCCCGCAGGATCCTAAATATCTGGTAATCGTCGTATCTTCTAGCTTGAATCCAGTAAGCAACTTGTTTGAAGACTGGGTCCTGGTTGCTAACGGCAGAGACATTTTTCCTTGAAACATAATTGATGGAGCGAATGCGGTTGCGTTGCCAATTAACAACGGCATAACCTTCTCCGTCAAGCAGATAATCCGTAACAATCGCCCGCTTGAACTGCACTGCATCAAGCGTGTCGCCAGTTTCTCTGTTAAGCAGAGACGTCCTGTAATCGTCAACCTCTTCTTTCCCTCCGTCTGGTTTCGTTCGATAGAGGCGCACAGGCATGCCTGATACGGCGCCGGCAATGAATTGCAACGAAGATGCAACCGCAGGCAGCGTTATTGCCTGTCCCCTAGTACACTGCATTGTCGTTGCCCCATCGACAATGTCCTGGAAATCGCTCAAAGATGCAGCCGGATTTTCAAGTGATCGCTTTTCCCCTTTAAAAAAGTCTAGGAATCCCATGATTTCACCCCCTTTCCTAGAACTGCGCGCCCCATGTCATTGGCGTGTTGAGCTTCACATCTTGCTCAAGTAAATACATGGCGTTGATGGTCGCAGCCACAATATCGATTTTCCCATTTGACTTCTTTTTGTTAACATATCGGTTCATGTTTGTGTCGTAGACGCATTTGGCGTTCTCAAAGTTGATTTCCAGCATTTTATTGTTCTCTTCATAGTGGAATTTGCCGTCAGCAATGAGCTCTGCAAGCCACTTAGTTGGAGAATGAAGAACTGAAGAATGCTGCTTGATTTCGACCACATCGATTCCGCCGGATTCCCACTTTTGAGCTGAGGATAAGCAGTTATAGCGATCATACCCAAGAGCCTTTATCTTGCATCTATAGTGATTCGCGATATAGAAGACATAGTCTTCAACGACTCTGTAATTAATTGTTCTGTCTCCGCAAGGAATAACATGTCCTGCTGCGATATATTCAGCGTAGGGCACTCTTTCAGCCCTCGTCTTTTCGTCGATTCTGTCCGCAGGGATGAATACCATCGGCCGGCAATAAACTTCGCCAGTTTTTGCGTCATAGGTAATGATGCTGACCGATGTATTATCATTGGTCATTGAAAGGTCGACACCGATATAGACGTCCTTCCCACCTATATCAATCTTTTGCACCTTTCCACGCCTCAGATCATCCAGGGAGATGTAGGCCTCTCCATCATATGTTCCAGATGCCATGATGTTGCAATGTTTGGTGAGAAAGTTGGTCTTCGTTGATTCAATTGCAAGCGCCCTGGCGTGCTTTTTCTTCAGGTCATCCCAAATCTCTTGGATTTCGATGCCGGCTGGATTGCCCTGCGCCATCGCAAGCGGATTTGTAATCCACTCTTTTGCAATGTCTGGGTCTGGTTCGTACAATAACGAAAAAATCGCCCTATCCTCCACCTGTCCATCAAGGACATGCTTCGAATATGCGACTTCGGCCTCAAAGGGATTATTCACTTTAGGATATTTAGTACTGATAATGCAGCCTAGCTTGTTTTTAATGTTAAGCTGCCCTGATGCCATGGATTCAATTGCGCTGTTGTTCGGCAGCGCTCCAACCTCATCAGCCAGGAACACGTTTGGCAGACGGCCGTCAAACTTGTTGTTGGTATAGGCCAGTGGCTTATATGTCGTCTGCGTTAGCGAACATTTGATGCTGTCCCTCAACAGTTTGAATCTCTTAAGCCCGTTCATGTCGTAATAGACAAGAGGAGACACGGACAGCGTATTTTGGATAGCATCCTTTACTTCCTTAGAAAGGTCAAGGTCTGGAGCGACACTAAAGAACTTGGAAAAGGGCGGCTCCGTAAGAAATAGGATGATAAAGAGCGTGCCAATAGTGTAGGTCTTAAAGTTCTTCCTGCAGATTTCTAGCACGGCCCGCTCGTATCGTCTTTTTTCTGGGTCCTGCCTTGAGACCTCTGCCAGGACTGCAACATAAAACAGCCACTGATAACTGACTGTGCAGTCATACAAAGTTTTCCCGAATTGCAGCCCTCTCGGCATGATGAGCAGCTTTAACAGTCCATCAATCTGCCGACATTTGTGTTCGCTGATAACATATTCAGGATCATCACCGTTTGCTACCTTCAGAAAATCTGCACATTGCTTAATGACGTAAGCCGGTGCCTTATAAATAGCCGCCACCTCTGGAATCAAAGTCATTTCGTCAACATTACCAGAAACAATCGCATCGGCATAACGATACGCTGGATGGGTTTTGATATATTCACTCGCTGGCATGCAGCATCATCCCTTTAACGCCTGCAGAAGCGGGTCATTTTCAGCCTTGTTCTGCGGGCTTGCTTCTTTCTTTACCCTTGCCTCTTCCAGCATCCGACTCAAGGCTTGAGCGGTCTTGTTGGCGCTGTCCGTTACGCGATTGTAAGAGTTGATTCCAGGATGAGTATATATATTGGCACGCCCTTTGACATATTCCTTCGTGACTAGCACGCCATCCTTCTCCAGGCTCTTTTGAAGTTCCTCAGCAAGAGCGACCTGTGTTGTGTAACGCCTAAAAGTTGTCATAAACAGATAATCATCTGTCAGCCCAAATGCATCGGCCTTTTCCAGCAGGTCTCGGGCCATCCTGTTTAATTTTGTTTGTGTGATTTTCATCGCCATTCCGGCCTCCCTCCTTTCCAAAAAAAGCGTGTGTGTTAGACATTAGTGTGTTTTGAGGTAGGGCAGTATGGTCTAAGGTCTGCCCCCTTCTTGTAGATTTGGAAGCCGGGGGGATATTTGGGCAAGCTCCCGCAGCCTTCCTGCTGGGATAAGACCATGCTCTGCCTCGTCATGGTGCCTGCTGCACAATGTTATAAGATTCTCTTCTTCAAGTCGTGCGTCATAGTCTTTCCCGAGCGGTGTTATATGATGCACTGACAATCCTCTGTTGTTAATGCGATGATCTACATCGAGACAGACACGGCAGAGGTAGTGGTCTCGCATCAAGATTTCCTCTCTCTTCTTCTGCCATGCTGCCGTTGACCTAAAGCGCTCAATACGCCCGCGCTGCTTCGGATACCACTTGCGCCTCGGCTTCTTTTGACACTCGTACCCCACGGGATGCATTCGCCCACAGTAGGGGCAAGATTTAAGCATAGGGCGTCACTCCAATCAATCAAATAAAAAAGCCATGCCAGAAGGCACAGCTCTTGTCTGTTCAATTTTCGATGGTATTAGTATAACACAGGTTTCCTGCTTTTTCCGTACATAAATCAGTCACGAATCTGCACTTTTCTGTCACGAATCTGCACAAATCAGTCATATTTCTGCTAAATTCGTTCACAAATCTGCTAAATTCTGTTACGGGATTTAGCAGACTCTATTCTAAAATATCCTTTTCTTCTTTAAAAAATACGACGCTTGAAGGCTGTAAAGGGATGGCGTCCGGACCGAACATCATCAGCGTTAGCTTCTCCAAAGCGATGCCTGTCCGCTTCCGGCAAAAGCCGATACTGCAATTCGCATCCCTAGCTGTTCCTTCCCATGAAACCTTATCAATATAGCGGTCGACAAGGATGATCTTGTCTTCAGGAGCTATTGCTGCGATGGCATCCAGCGACTGGTCAATCCGATTCATGATTGGCTCAAGGCGCTGCAGTTCTGCAGCGTATCGTTCCTTTTTCCGCTGAAGCTCTTCGCGGCGCATGTAGATGCGTTCCTCTTGGCTCAGGGATTCACCGCCACCACATCCGCCTGTTGGAGAGAAGGAAGACGTAGCCGGTGCTGCTTCCTGTTCCAGTATCGCGTCGCAGTCTGCAATATCAATCTTTAAATTCTTAATATACTGACTGAACTCTCTATATCGGAACAGGTACTCGCGAACCGCGAGTAGGTAATCATTGTGGTACATCTAACCATCCTCCCGTCAATTAATTCATGGCAGCATAAGCGCTGCCATGATATCACTCCTTTACCTCTTGAACCGTAATTTTTAAATATCCATCTCCTTGAGCTGCATAATATTTGTGACAGGCCACAGAAACGACCTGTTTATCATCAACAAATGCGGCTTCATTCAAGCCATCAAGGACTGCTTTGAGAATATTGTCAATATCCGGCTTCTTGTCTGGTCGACGGATGTTGTGTCTGCAAGCAAGCCGTTTTCCTTTAGTATAGGATTTTGGAATCTTAAAATAGGCGTCAACAACAATCCTAACATAACAATCTTCTGGAATCTGTTTCCCCCCAGCTTCTAAGTAGGCGGCGCGGATTCTTTTTTCATATTTCGCCGTTTTGGTCGGCGTGTAGATGCGACCATTAAGCCTAGAAAATCTCGGCCTTGCTTTCCCTTGTGGCTCTCCTTCAACAAAGAATATCGTTTCCATTTATTCACTCCTCTTCCAGAGCCCAATCTCGCGGCTCAATGCGTTCATCCAACAAACAAATCACGCCATCGAAAATGCAGTGATCGCAGATTTGTTTTTTGCAATAGGACTTAATCTTCTTGGCAGCTTCCAGGACTTCCCTTCGTTCCATTTCATCTCTCTCCTCTTTAAGAGGTATGATTCCGGATAATCCGTCAGGATAAATATAAATGTTTGGATAATATCCCTTTTTCATTGCTTCATCGCCTTTCTGAAAGATTCTTCACATTCCGGGCAGCGATTCTCCCGGCAATTACGCTCATCATTGCACTTCTTCACCCGTTGCCCGAATTCGTCGCGCATCCAGTGCCATTTGCCCGGATGAAGAGGCGCCCCACAATACGCGCAGCGCCCTTCAAAATGGGATAATCCAAGTTGTTCCTTCAGCTCCTCTGTCCATAACAGAGCCAGTGCCCTTGCTTTCTTCCGTTTGTTTCTCCTTCCCATCAATCCCTCCACCTTCCACTCATGAATGCAAGGCACAGGATGGCGCAGGCAATGCATCCCCCGATGATGGAAGAGACCAGTGCGATTGCAACTTCTCTCATTGGATTGCCTCCTTAAAACGGAACTTCTTCATCGAACTGCATCGGCTGTGCTTCCCAGGACGACTTGGTCCTACCTTCTCCCAAAGATTCCATCGGAGACTGATCATGACGTTCCTTCTTCTCTACAAATTCGACATTGCTGCAAGCAACATTTGTCGTGTAGTGTTTGTTTCCATTCTTGTCGATATAGTTGCCTGTTTGAATCCGGCCTTGAACAATAAGCCTCTGCCCTTTTGATACGTAGGTGCAGACGACTTCGGCCGTCTTCCCGAAGGCAACGCAGTTGATGAAGTCTGCGTCCCTTTCTCCTTTGGGTCCTTTTGTAATCCGGTCAACGGCAAGGGTAAAACTGGCGACTGACTGTCCGCTCTGCGTCGTTCTTGCCTCAGGGTCCCTGGTCAACCTCCCCATCAAATTAACGCTGTTCATGTTTCGCCCTCCTTTCGAGCGCCTTGAAGTAAGCCTCAAAGCTTGCTCTGCAATTCTTTAGAATTATCGTCAATGCCCTTAGTGTGATACCATCGCATTTTTCCATGAGTCGGATTGCTTTCCCAACCTGTTTCCATCGCAGCCGTCTTCTTTCCATCATCCACGACCTCCTATCGGTAAATCTTCCCAGTTCTTTTGTTCTTCAGGACAATCCTTTCAATCACGTCAAAGCCAGCATCTCCAAGGATGTATTTTGCTCTCTTCAATGCTTTTTCCATGCGTGCAGCATCGGCAGCATTCTGCTTGTCTACTTCCTCTTTTTGAATCTTTTTGAGGACATTTCCTGGCGTAGGGTCCGCATACCCTTCCTGATTTTTCATAATGTCATTGTTCATTCCGTACCGCCAATCTTTGGTTTGTGCCAGAAATCAAGAGCCCATAAGGGTTTACCATTTCGAAGATTCGGCTGCCAAGTGCTTCGTCCACGACCGTGATATCATTCACGCTGTACTCGGAGCTAAAAATTGTTGTCAGATGATTGAGATAGCGAGCATTGATGATATCGAAGATAATCCGCAGTTCTTCTCTATCGACATCAACAAGGTGTCCCTTTTGCACCTTGCCGGATAGTTTGAAAAGGTCGTCGATAAAGAGATTTTGACAAGTTTTCCACTTATGTATTGACTCGTCATAATCTTCAGCATAGCTTCGTGCGGCCTTAACTAAACCGGGCATCTCGGTGCGATACGAAAAATAATAGTGAGGTTCATGCTTGTCGACGGTCAGTCCGTGACAAACAGCAATGCAGATATGGGTTTTGCCCATGCCGCTTTTCCCAAAAACTCCGAAGCCAGGGCCTCCTTTGACATGCTCCTTCAGATAGGCTATGGCCATTTTCTTCATCCGCTTTGCTGTATCGCTCCTAGTGCCATCGAAGGTATCCATGGTATAGCGTTCATAATCTTTTTGGCTGACACCAGACTTTTTCAGTCGGCGAGCAACTTGCCGGCGCTCCCAGCACTCTGGGCAATGACTCATAGCATCATGGTCTCCACTTCTAACGAGCACCCAGCCCGTATTGTCACAGTGATTGCACTGGATTCCGTCTTCTGGTATTTTCGGCTTCGGTTTCGTCTGCGGTCCTGTTGTCCGTTCCTTCATTGTTTTCTTGACACGCTCCATCATTTGTTTGATATAATCTTCCACTTGGATTCCTCCTCAAAATGGGATAGCCTTGATTTCCTCCGGGATTTCTCCCTGAACACTGCCATCCGCTTCGTCATATCCGTCTTGCTGCCATCGTCTCAAGATTCCTGCAACGTATTTGATCGTCCTTTTCCTTCGTAGAACAGCTCGGTCAATAGCCTTGATGCATAGCTCTGGCCCATAATCCTCAATAAGTGCTTGCAGCATATCCGCTTCGATTCCACTTTGCAGTGGATGAATTTTTGTTTGGTAGTTTCCGATGACATTTTTTATTTCGTCTGTTGCCTTAGCGTCTATACTAGTCTTATATATCTTTCTAGGTATGTGGTCACAGACGCCAATAGTTGCGTCACCAGCGCCAATAGATGCGTCACCAGCGCCAATAGATGCGTCACCAGCGCCAATAAAGGGTTTATCTTGCGCGTCACAGACGCCAATAGTTGCGTCACCAGCGCCAATAAAAGGATAAATTGTATAAGTCGGAGATTGCCTCCCTCTTCGCGTGACTTTAATCAATCCAGCTGCTTCTAAATGCTGTCGAGCGCGTTCAATGGTCCTGCGCTTCATGTGAGTGGCCATTTCAATCTGGGACATTGACAAGTTAAAACTTTCGCGCCATCCTGTCATATTGCAGAAATGCATGAGCGAATACCATAGAAGGATTGCAGACGCCGAAAGGTTGTGGTCTTCGAGCCAGTCGTGGAAGGCGTTAATCTCGGATATATAGTTGACCTTCAGTCTTCTCTTCTCCATGCGCCTTCATCCTCCTTTAAGTAGGAAGCCCGACCGGAGTTTCCTCCGGCAGGGCTCAGATTGTTCGGTTACCATCGCTAAAAAAGTTTTTCCTGAGCTCGTTCTCCATCAATAAAAAGACAAGCTTCTTTTTGAATTTGCTTTAATTGGTCGGCTGTCGCTTGAAACATGAACACGGATTCATCAGTGTCACGCTCTGGATCAATCGGTTCAGTTTTTTTCGGTGTCTTGATGGGAACAGTGGTAAGAGCCAACGGACACTTTAAATCAGCTTCAATGATGGCCATCATACGGTCATTGCTATCATATTCGAATTTAACAACCCGAGGTCTGATACGATCTTCCACACCTTGAAAATTAATCTCCAAAAGACTGGCAACGTGACTGCGCAAATCAAGCATAGATTCGTAAAATTCAGGACGTGCTTTCTCTGCTGAAATCAGGGTGTATGAATCCGTTCCCATATCTCCTGCAGCGTCATAAGAGATTTTAATTTTTCCTTTAGAAACTTGAACCGCAGTAATAACGTATTGATTTTGCTCCATGACTTCCTCCTATTCAATAAAAACGGGCTTCCCCGTTACTTTTTGAATGCGCGCCTGAAAGGCTTGCGGGTCTGCGTTTTCTCTACTCATATGGATTAGATGAATTTCATTCAGGGAATCGAACGCTCCGACCTGAAGCCCTTGCAAGAACCAGTACTCTAAGGTTTCAATCGCGAGATGAGTATTAATGATTCTTCTCCTTCTGGGTCCAACGTCGCCATTTTCAATATAATTTCCGTTGAGGACTTCCAAACTGTAATTTGCCTCGACCATGATTTGGGTAAGGCCCTTAATCTGGTGCGGAATGTACTGAGTGTCGGTCGCAAAAAGTAAAACATCAACGCCATCCCTGATGACGAACATCATTGGCTCTGCAGCATCATGGACTGCTGCCAGTGGCAACACTTGGAAGTCCCCGATGGTCGTCCAGACCCTCTCTTTTAACACATATTCGTGCCGGTTAGACCTCCGCGGGTTGAGTTCGCGAAAGGTCCCCTCGCTTGCGCAAATCTTAATCCCGTGACCAATAAGATCTTTAAAGGCAAGGCTGTGGTCCTTATGCTCGTGAGATATAAGGCAGCCGCAGACCCTAGAAAAGTTGAAACGCATGCTCTCTGCAATCCGCCTCCAGGGAATGCCGCATTCAATCATGAGTCGAGCCCCGGTATCAGCTGTAAGGACATAGCAGTTACCGGAGCTGCCTGTCGCTAGCGTCTTAATTTCCATAGTTAGAACTCCATGCGCATCATTTCTTCAGTAGCGGCAGTTCCTATAGGAACCTTTTCTGCCTTTGCCGGTGATTCGATATGCACAGGCATATCCACATTTGTGGATTGAGGGATGGCTGCCTTTTGCACACTAAGGTCAATAACTTCTCCCGTTTCCTGATTAATGAGGATGTTTTCCTGGGCTTCCGTGTCTGCCTGTTCCTGGTCAAGAAGCTGAGAAGCACGATATGTGCTGTCAATCTTGGACGGGTCTTTTGGGACCTTTTTCGCAGCTGCAATGTAAAGGGTCTTTTCGGCCATTTGTTCGTACCACTTACCCCAAAAGGCATTCGACTTAGCGACCTCCCTGTGCTTATCAATCTCAGCCTTGGACATTACAATCAACTTATTCTGCTTTTCATTTTCGTATGTGCAATAAGCAAATCCGCCTACGATATTGCCCCTATCAACGAAGATGTTTTTAGGAGGCGTAAACTCAAACGTGTCGAACGGGTTGTTCTTATCCTTGAAATGAGGTGTGAATACGTCGTTTTCGTAAACCAAGTGAACATCAATATCAATCAAAATGCCTGCAGCGTATTTCTTAGCTTCATAGACGTAGCCTTTGTAGCCTTTTTGAATCGCAAAACGATATTTTCCGTTAGCCTTACTATCTTTCCGTGCAACGGGATAAAGCATAGCTTCAGACCGCATATCAAAGCCCATTTGGGCACGAACCATCAAGTCCTGGGCAAGTTTGTAATCAATCACGACGTCCTTCCAGCTAATATCATTGTCTGCAAGATATTTATCCATCGAAATGAAATAGCCCTGGATGAGCTCGCGTTGTTCTGGCGTTACGGAAAAGTTTGCCTCTCCGAGAATCTTGGCGACGAAGTTTTCTGAAACAGTCGTGCTGAGTTGATTTATTTTAGTCATTGTCCTTCTCCTTTTCTACTCTTAACGTGCTATCTTCTTCAGAAACGACGAGCCTAATCAGCTGCGTCGGAACTGAGTTGAGCTCGGTCACGCTTTCCGCGTTATCAACGAAAATCGGTGCGGTGACCTCGTATTTGCTAATGAGAGCCTTGATAATCTCTAATCCGACGTTAATCCGGGCGCCCGTATTGAGGTCCTTATATGGCACGCCGTGATAGCTAGTCTCACAGCACTCCTCAATGCCTTCGTTCGTCACATTGGGCCGGAACATAATGAACTGCACAGTCGGGATTTTCTCTGCCAGTCTTTCTGATACAAGGTCCGTTTTCGTGCGTGTAAACTGTTCGCAGAGATAGAGCTGATGTTCGAGGTCAATGAGATGCTCAGACAACTCATGTTCGCTTTTCAGCAATTCTCCGATGCGGGCATTAAGCGCGTTGTTATTGTCGGCTTTTGTGATGATGATTTGAGCATCTCCAAGCTTTTCTTTCAGTGCAGCAATCTGCTCATCAATTTGAGCATTTTCGGTATTTTCGACTGGATGCTCGATATGAGATTTGAGGATCATAGCCTCTTGGACAAGTCTAACCTCTTCTTCACTCGGCGCCGGCTCTTTTTGCGTCGCTTTATCTTCCTTGATGGCCGTGAGCACATCTTTGAGCTGCTCCAGACGTTGAGTCGATGCTTCAATCTTACCCTCCAGTTCAGTCAAGGAGGCTGCCGTTTCTTCGAGCTTTTGCTTCTTTTCCTTTCCCTCAATATTGATTGCCTTCAGCCGTTCTGCCTTCTCAAAATTAAAGGAAGCTTCTTGTTCAGCCATGGCGCTTTTCGCCCGTTCAATGCGGTCCGTTGGCAGCGCTTGCCCACAGGTCGGACAGACTGTTTCAATAGGCGTTGAAGTAAAAGCCTTACCAAAAACGGTCTTGAAGTCGTTCCTCAAATCGTTGATGGACTGAGTAAACCGTTCAGCATCTGCGCGCATTGCAGTTCGTTTTGCCTGGAGAGCATCCAAGGCATCCTGTTCTTTAGCGACGACACGGCTAGCCTCGATTTCCTTTTCCATAAGGTCGTAGACTGTCTTCTGATAAACGTCGTGCCTTGCTGCCTTCAGCTCTAAGATTTTGGCATTTACCTCTGCCAACCTTTCTCGATCTTTAACGCTTTGGTCCATAGACGATTCTTCTAGCTTTTTCTTCCGCAACGCTTCAATTTGCCCTGGGACCATTTTGACGTCAATCCTGGCATCATCGACGGCTGCAAGATTAATATCAGCCAGGCCTTTTCTGCATTCATCAATGCGAGGCCCAATCTCATCCTTTTTCTTTTTAGTCTCCCTGATAGCAGCCCGAACGCCTTTTTTCGTTTCGTCAATGGAGCGACCGGCCGCCAGCTGAAGTACTTCTTCCAGTTCAGCATTGCTTTTGACAATATCCTCGTCCGTGATGTCACCACAGATTTGCATCAAAAGCTGGCGCCGCTCCTGCCAGCTGAGCCGCTCATTAAAATAAAGCGGGTCCGTGATGAGCTTAAAAATCTTTTCATCGATGAGATTATTGATTACCCTGGCATATTCACTGGCGTTGATAGGAGTTGCAGCTCCGACTGGGCCGTAGGCGTATTCAGTCGTATTCCCGACCATGACAGCCTCGGCGGCGCCACGCTGTTTGCGCCAGCGTTCTTTGTATGTCCTAGTAAGCTGGAGCTTTTGTCCGTTATGTTCAATGACAGCGGAAACACGATGTTCAATCCGAGGGATAACGTTTCCGTTGGCATCAAGAGTCTTGATGCCAAAATCCTTTTCGTCTCGAGAATTTTTACCGAAAAGAAGCCATGTAAAAGCATCAAAGAGCGTGCTCTTCCCCGTTCCGTTGTTCCCGAATACATTGCTGTTCTGTCCATCCGCATCAAGGATAAATCCTTTGATGCCTTTGAAATTCTGAAGAGTCAAAGAGATAAGTTTCATTTTGATTCCTCCTCGTCCGGCAGTGTGTCAATTTGCGAAAGTCTATATAGCCAATCTTGGCAGCTGTCGAGTTCGTCTTCTGTGATGCCCTGTTCTGCCATTATCTCGACCAAGCTAAATCGTGAAGCCTCTTTGTAAAGCCTATAAATAAAAGAATCAAATTTTTCTGGTTTCTTCATTTTGATTCCTCCTGTGCTATAATGGAGGCGAATCCTGTCCAAAGGTTTCACCTTTGAGGTCCTTGTGCTCCAACACGAGGGCCTCATTCTTTTTGGGCGCTGCATCTCTAATCATCTCTCTTGACCCGGATTGTCAGAATCTGCCCAGGACGGATTTCTCCCGCTTTTTCAATCCTGTTCTCTTGCTGGGCTCTGTAGATAATATCCCGGACGTCTTCGCGGTTAGCATTGACCCGGTTGCATATGTCCCATAGAGTGTCGCCCTGTCTCACAATCTTCTGATACGTGTCATAGTTCGGTTCTGACTGACCAAGCGCTCCGCATGCCCCCAGCGCCAAAAACAGCAAAACCAGGGCTGCAGCAGCATGCTTTTTACGAAGCCGCCTCATTTCATTCATCTCCTTTCACCTGGGATAGCCATTCTTCGAATTCGTCGCGATGTTCGATTACATAGTGACGAATATAGTCAATAAGCTGGTCCATGATTACACCTCCCCATTTCTCAATAAACGAATAAACTCGTTTTTACGACCAAAAAAAATATCGTCCGAAGCGACCTTATAAACATTAGGGATAGCTTGAATGAAACGATAAGGGGCATTCGTGCTATCTTCTTCTAATTTCGCAAGCGTTTGATAGTGCATGCCAAACAGAGATGCGGCCTCTTTTTGAGTGTAGCCGATGTTTGTCCGTGCGGCCTCCAAAGTCATTTTCATCATTTTGATTCACCTCCTTGATGGCTTTATGATAAACGAGTTTATTCGTTTTGTCAATGATAAAAACGATTTTTTGCGTTTTTTGCAAAGTATCCATCTTGTTTTTAACGTCTTTATTCGTTATAATATATAAAAACGCAGAAAGAAAGGAGTGTTCCTATGCCACGGAATAAGCTTTCTAAATTCGATAAATCCTTGCGTGAGCAGATATCAAATAATTTAAAACGATTGTGCGAAAATATGACACAGTCTCAGTTATCAGATCTAACAGGCATACCCGAATCAACTATTTCTGGATACTTTGCAATGCGTTCAACACCTAATGCCGGCAACGTTCAAAAGATCGCCGATGCGCTGAGTGTTAAAAAGTCGGATATAGATCCCCGTTTTTCGCCTGACTTTTTAAAAGAAGAAACAGGGCTTAACCGAAAAGATGAACGCGAAATTGAATCTGACCTAGAAGATATGATGAACTCTGTCGCTGCAGCCGCCTTTGAAGATGGCTCCGATTTAGAAGATATCGAGGCATTTAAGGCCACAATTAAAGCTGCAATGATTCAAGCAAAAAAGATTGCAAAGAAAAAGTATACTCCTAAGAAGTTCCGGAAGGATTGACGCGCATGGATATAAAGCGGAAAGTACATCAACTAATCCGCCGATACAAGACTGATAACCCATTTCAATTGGCAGCTTGTAAAAATATTCGCGTCATCTACGGAGACTTAGGCGGTAAGTATGGCAATTATCTCAAATATAAGAGGTCGAAGTTCATCATCATCGATGACAAAAGGACGCCTCCAGATATGATTGATTTTGTCTGTGCGCATGAGCTAGGACATGCCTTGTGCACTCCTGACGACAACACTCAGTGGCTGAAGACATACACCATGAGCATCAATGCGGACAGGGTTGAGCATTCAGCCAACGAATTTGCCGTTGAGCTGCTTCTCAATGACGACTATTTATCGGAGCATGATGATTGTTCCATTTATAAACTTGCTGAGTGCCGTGGCGTCCCGCGGCAATTCATTCAACTCAAAAGGAAGTAGGGATTACTATGGGCGGATTTATTTTCTTGGTTCTCATCATTGCATTTTTCTACTACCGGCACAAGAAAAAGGCTGCACTGGAAAAAGAAGCCCCTATGCCAAAAAGTGTAGTGCAGAAGTTTATGCTTCCTGCCTCCAACGGGTTTGCACGCATGTCGCTTCCCGTGACGAATCGTTATAATCTTCCCGTTGACGGCTTCGTTGCCTTCGATGTTGAGACCGCAAACGAACAACCTTATTCCATCTGCAGCATTTCTGCAGTCAAGGTTCAAGGGAGCAGCATTGTGGATGTCATTACATCTTTGATTAAGCCACCAGAAACTCGGTTCACCAACACTAGGATTCATGGAATTACTTGGGAAAAGGTCCGGAACGCACCGACCTTTAAGGAATACTACGAATCGATGCTTCACGACTTTATAAAAGGGTACGTCCTCGTTGCCCATAATGCCCAATTCGATATGGGATGCCTGCTCCACGTATCAGAGGTAGAGGGGATTTCCCTGGATAAGCCATTACTCTTTGCAGATTCCCTGCAGAGCGCACGCTATGTCTATCGGGATTTGCCGAACCACAAACTGGATACAATATGCCGGCACCTGGGCATCAAGTTGGATCATCACGACTCCTGTTCTGACGCTAGGGCTTGCGCACAAATCATGCGAGATGCCATTCAAAGAGGTGCGAACCCTATCATCAAGTCTCTCTTCGGCCCTTCCCAAGATTTGTTTGTAAAAAGCGTCCTGCGCCGGGCAAGGCTGACGTGCGAAGGTATGAGCTTTGACGACCTTTATGCAGAAATGCCAGAAGGATACACGGAGGCTGATTTTATTCGTGACTTCGTGGACCCAGGCAAGTACGCAAAGCTGAAGGACGTTTCCTACGAGAACCAACTGTCCAAACTGCGTAAACCGGAACTGAAGAAGATTGTTGAAGATGCAGGGCTGCCCTCGAAAGGGTTGAAGAAGGACCTCATCGCCCTCATCATCGATAACGGAATTGCGCCGGCTCTACCTGAAGGATCTAGGCATTTCTACCGGCTCGAAGAAACAGAATAAAAGAATCCCCCACCGTGCGGGAACACGATGAGGGACGCGCAGCAGGTATTACCAGTACCGTACTGCAGTATAATCTACCCACTCTGGAGGTCGACTATGTATTATATTATAACATTTCGGCCCCCTTTCGCATAGAAGGAGGCTATTCTTATGCAAAAAAATACAACTGTTGAAACCACAACAAAGGCTGTCATTTATGCTCGGTACTCGTCAGACCGCCAGCGCGAAGAATCCATCGAAGGTCAGCTGCGCGTTTGTGAAGATTTTGCAAAAAGAAACGGCATGACCATCCTACATGTTTACGCCGACAGGGCTCTTTCTGGTCGCAGTGACCAACGCCCCGAATTTCAGATGATGATCCAGGCTGCTGCCACGCAAACCTTTGATACGGTTTTAGTCTATAAGCTGAACCGCTTTGCCAGGAACCGCTACGACAGCGCCAAATATAAGCACAAATTGAAAAAGTACGGTGTCAAAGTAGTAAGTGCTATGGAAAATATTGCAGACGACCCATCCGGCATCCTACTGGAGTCTGTCATTGAGGGGATGGCCGAATATTATTCGGCGGAACTCGCTGAAAACGTCATGAGAGGCATGACCGAAAATGCCCTGGAAGGGAAATGGCCTGGAGGAATAGTGCCGCTTGGATACAAACTCGACACAGAGCACCGCCTTATCATCGATGAGCCGGCAGCCAAAACCGTTCGCTGGATTTATCAACAATACTTAGATGGCAAGCAACCTACAAGAATTATTCGGGAACTCAACGCGGCAGGATGCCTAACCGCTTTAGGCAAACCATTTCGCAAAAATAGCCTCCGCACTATATTGAAGAACGAACGCTATATCGGGACCTTCATTTGGAATGGAATCAAAAAGCCAAATGTGATACCAGCCATTATCGATTCTGCAGACTGGCATAAAGTGCAGGAAATCATGAAGGTTAAAAAGAAGTGTGTCTCCAAAGCAAAAGACAATGACTATTATCTAACTGGCCGTCTATTCTGTGGTCATTGCGGTGAAAACATGGTAGGCACTTCAGGGACGTCAAAACTACAGCGGATTTACCGCTATTATATCTGCTCAGGGCACCAAAAGAAAAAAGGCTGCACGGCAAAAGCCGTTCGGATGGATAAGCTCGAAGATATTGTCTGTAACGCGACAACACGACTCCTCAGCAACCGAGATGCGATAAGAGCCATTGCAAAGCAAGCTATTAGTGCTCAAGAAACGCAAGGTCCCTCCCTGGTGCTCCAATCACTGCAGAATCAAAAAGCTGATATCTCAAGAAAACTTCAGAACTGCGTAAAAGCCGTCGAGGAAGGCCTTATTAGCCAAACCGTGACAAATCATATTCACGACTACGAAAAACAGCTTCAAACGCTAACTGACGCCATTCAGAAGGAAGAATTGATGAACCAGATACCACACCTGACCGAAAAACATATCGAATTCTTTTTCTGGTCCATTTCGCAGCAAATAAAAAAAGCGGACAAGTACAAAAGCATCCTACTCTCATCCATCGTCCGCAGCGTAATCGTTTATGAAGATTTCATTGAGATTCAATATAACTACAAAAAAGAACTCCCCATCCTACAGAATCCTGTCAGAATAGGGGGTTCGGATATGCCTGTTATGGTGGAGCATAGGGGGATCGAACCCCTGACCTCAAGATTGCGAACCTTGCGCTCTCCCAGCTGAGCTAATGCCCCAATAGTTAGTATTATAGCCCTTTCCCTAAATTCACGCAAGAGAAAATAGAGGGTTGGATGACAATATTATACGACGTCGTCAGCCTGCTTCGCGTTTTTCCCAGCATCGGGGCCAATCTGGAGCCCTATTCGAAAAAGGAAAATGGAGAAAAGGCCATAACGTCGGCGCCAAACCGTGTCCTTCGGACTGGGCGACGAATTAAATCCGTCCTTAAACATGTTTTTCGGACTTTCGCTCGTAAGGAAACGTCGCTACGCTCCTCATCCACCACCAAAAGGGCACGCTTGCCTCATTTTAATGAGGCAACATGCGGCTTTTGGTTCCCCGCCCTGGTGGGGCGGCTCGACTCTACGAGTCGAGCTCAGAGGCAAAACACAAAGGCGGGCAGTGCTTAAACGAAGGAAATCGTTTCTTAATTTCATTGTAATCATAATCATATGGATAGAATGGATAAAGATCCCATCGGATAAATATTCCCCCATATCAGACTAACTACGCTAACGGATTCAACCTACAAAAAGCCCAGAACCGAACTCGTATCTACGTTCTATTTAGGGCTCACGTCACGGTCTTTTTGCCTTGGAGACGGCGAAAGCCGTTCCGCCCCGCCAGGGCGGTAAGCGCATCGCCGATCGATTCGCAAGCTTCCTTGGCGCCTTTGAAAAAGCGAAGCGAGAGATCGTGACAGGCGCTTATCCAGGGAGCGCAGAGCCCTTTTATCCCTTACATCCGCCTAATTAGAATCCGGCGGATGCAAAAGTAACGGATACGTTTTCGTGTATGACGATGTTGCAAACAATCTTTCTTAGCAGGATTGTAACAAGCAGGCTTGTTAGGTGGAGGATGAGGAGGCCGGTTTGTGGCCGACGTTTCCTTACGAACGGCTAGCGAGGAGCATTTTTCGATGGGCCAAAACCGCTGCGTATGGAGCTCTTGCTCCATAGCCGGTTGCAGGACCGTGTTATCGAAAAATTGATTCGGCCCCCTCCGGTCGGGACGCTTTGTGGCCGCGCGTTACTCTCTTTTGCCTTACGGGCTTTTCTTTCATTTGCTTTTTGCGAATTTGGCTCAGACGGGTCCAATTGCGAGGAGCCCCGCTTCCACCGACGACGACGGACCTGAGACGCCAGCAACCAGCTAGCGCAGCGACGCGGGAGCTGTTGCGCGAAAGTTCTCCGAATCGACGACGCGTGAGTTTTCTTGCGGCCAGAGGCCGGTACGTCTAGGAGGTTGGGAGTGTGGGCGACAAAGCAGCTGAGCCCATATGGGCCGAAGATTGCAAAAAGCTTCCGCTTTGATGAGCTGGGCGCGGAAGGTGACGACACGTGGTTAGGAGGGGGAGCGCCCAGGCGTAAGGGATCCCCAAACGTGAGACGGACCCTCCTACGAATCGACATGGCCCCATTGCTTCCATATATTTCAACGAAAGCAATGGGGCCATGTAACTTCATCAAATCAGCCTGATTTTTGGGCTGGCCAAAAACAGTTACGCTTTATCCTGCGCCTCCTGCTGGGCCACCAGGTCCGCCAGCGTCGTACGATCTACGACAGAATCCACGGCTTCCTGGATTTCCTTATACAAATTCAGGGTAATACATTTTTTGGCGCGGGCACAGACTGTATGGCCCGGTTCCAGACAGGCCACAGGGGCAAGGGATCCTTCGACAGCGCGCAGGATCTCTCCCGTCGTATATTCTTCCGGTGCCTTGACAAGCTTATAGCCGCCTTGGGCGCCGCGAGCGCTCTTGACCAGTTTGGCTCTGGAGAGGGCAGTAATGATTTGCTCCAAATATTTCTCGGAGATTTCCTGTCGTTCGGATACACTGCGGATGGGAACAAAGTTTTCCTTGCCATTCATGGCAAGATCCAGCATGAGACGCAGGGCATACCGACCTTTTGTTGAGATCTTCAT